TGCTGCCACTCCTGCCATATAATAAATGTGCAACCATTTCAAAATGACAGGAGGTGAATCCGCATGGACGAAAAACTATTTAATGAATTGAGCGAAAATGCTCTCCTCGATGCTCGAAAGCGTTCTTTCAAAAAATACTTGCTCGACAACTGGATTGCTATTGTCGCCCTCATTCTTTCTGTTATTTCAATAGTTTTACAAGTATGCTCATGATTGCCACTATCAGAGCCACCCATGAAAGAAAACCTTGCTCTTTGAGGTTTTCTTTTATTTTTTCGCCCGTCGATTTTTTATCCCACAAATCGTACTTTTCCATAAGATTGAAATATCTCATGTCTATTTTGCTGTTGTCTTTTTCGCACTCAATGAGATGCTTTCTTTCTTCCTCTGTCTCTACCCTTGCCAGTTCCTCCTCTGTGAATAACCTCTGTTTCTCCATCCTGTTTCCCTCCTTTTTCTTGTCCTGCTGCCTGTTATGAATTTAGGTCTATCACATACCGGAGATTTGAGGTTTCTGCCTTATGTCTCCGGTATTTGATTCTGCGGATTTCCTTGTCAACCACTTCCTTGAGGCTTGCTTTTTCATTCTCTGTCAATCCCTTGACCACGATTTCAAATGCGTCCTCCTCAATCCAAATCGTCACCGTTTCATTTCCCATGTTTAACTCAAGTCTTGTGTTTAGGTCTGAAATGTGAAATCCGGAAAAGCGCTCGTCTGTCGATACTGTTTCATATACCGGATATCCTGCTCGCTTGCTGTTCTCCTCGCTCTTTTCGTAGTCTGTCGGAAAGATTCTTGCTGCTGTTCTCCATGCCTCTGATACACTGTTCACTCTTATATGTTCCATCCTGTTTTCCTCCTTTGTTTGTTCCGTATAGTTACATCATAGTCACTTTCATTTACCTTGTCAACACTTTTTTGTCACTTTACGGAACTTTTCTATTGTATTTTGTCAGTTATGGTGTTATATTCATTGAAAAGGAGGTGTTTGCATGACGCAAAATGAGCGTGTAAAAGAAATCAGAAAGTCGCTCGGACTGACACTCGAAAAGTTTGGTGAGCGTGTCGGAGTGACAAAGCAGACAATGAGCAGAATCGAAAACGGTGTGAATAATCTCACAGAACAGATGACAAAATCCATTTGTCGAGAGTTTGGTGTCGATTACATATATTTGACCACTGGAGAGGGCGAAATGTTCGTCGAGAGCGACGATGACATCATGGAAAGCATCGACCGCATCATGATGGGTGAGAATGAGTTCCACAAGAATCTGTTCAAGACTTTCGCCCGACTGGACGAGGACGAACTAACTGCTCTTGAACGAATCATTGATAAATTTATTGAAGTGAAAAAAGAAAAAGACTGACGGTCTTTTCAACCGCCAGTCTCGTGGGTGTAGAGATACAAAACGAATTTGTATATCCTCTTGAGGATGCGTTCACTATGTATCTTGCCGACTATTTCAATTATAGCCTCTTTGTATTGCAAGGAACATCACCACCCTTTCCGTGTACAGAATAGCACATATTTCCATGATTGTGGAAATTTCGAGGTTCATTTCCATAATTGTGGAAATCGTCTCTCAACTTCCTGTTTTCATGTCTGCATGTGTTAAAATATTCTTATTTGTACTCGGAATCAAAAAGGTCTGTGATTTTGACATCCAGTGCAATCGCTATTGTCTCAAGTTGAAACAATGTCGGTGACACCTTTCCGTTTTCGATGTTGTTGAGCGTACTCTTTCCGATTCCGGACTTTGTTGCCAACTGCATCAACGTGAACCCTTTTGAGGTTCTTGTTTCCCATAGCAGAATTTTCACCTTGCTCACCTCCTTTCTAAAGGGAAGTTTACAAGGTTGGAAACGATATTCAGATTATTCAGAACGGAGGTGATTGAATGTCAAAATGTGTGAAATGTGGAAAACACGGTCTTTTCGTGATGGTAAACATCCGAACCGGACTTTGCTCATCCTGTCAGAAACAATATGAAATGGAACTCGCTGCACCTGCTGCACCTGCTCCAGTAGAAAAGACCATTGAGATTCCGACAATCTACATCGGAAATGACATGAAATACGCAAGGACGAAACACTTTGATGATGTTGAACTTGCGAAACCCGATACTTTTCCGGATTTTTCAAAAATACACTGTTGTGATGATGTTTCATTTTCTTCTACTGGAGATGGTGTCATTGCAAAGATATATTCGGATGTCATCGGTCGTGTTGTTGATGAATCTATTTCAAAACGCATCACGGAATCTCTTGAAAACAAACTCCCGATTTTCTCTCAAGTCCTCGGATATGATGACGAAACCGGAGAAATTCACATTGTTGTTTCTTTCTACAAAATTGTTGACTACGACTATAACGACTATGCACAAGAAAGAGATAACACCCTCGACAATGAGGTTGTTGCTTACTTTTAAGCATTAAAAAAGCGACCTCCGCTGCAACGGAAATCGCTTTGCTGAAACATTTTTCTCATACCCTGCAAAAAGTACAAGATTTGATTGTCTCGAACATTATCATTCTATCATAAAACCGTGCTTTTTGCATTGGTTTTATTTTTATACTCATTTTTACGGAGGTGATAGAATGAAACTCCCTAACGGGTTCGGTTCTGTCTATAAACTGTCCGGAAATCGTCGGAATCCGTATGTCGCCAAAAAGACAAGCGGATGGGAAATCGACGAGAAAACAGGAAAATCAAAACAGGTTTATACAGTAATCGGGTACTATCCAACTAGAAAAGAGGCATTGACCGCCCTCGCAGAGTTCAACGCAAATCCTTATGATGTGAACGCTGCAAAGGTCACTTTCGAGGATATATATGAGCGATGGAGTGCTGAACATTATCCGACTGTCAGTCACTCAAACGTGCAAGGGTACAAGGCAGCATGGAATCTCTGCGGAAAAATTGCTCGAATGAGGTTCGTTGATGTCAAACTTGACCACTTGCAGATGGTTGTCGATGAATCCGGCAAAAATTATCCCACACTCCGGAAACTCAAAGTCCTTTTCGGTCTCATGTACAAATATGCTATCATTCACGAGGTCATTCCAAAAGAGAGGAATCTTGTTGAATATGTGAACATCAATGGTGCAGGTAATCCGAACGCATACAACCGCAAGCCATTCTCGAAAGCAGAGGTCAGTCGTGTGTGGGATGCTCATGAAAGCAATGTATATTATACAATCATCCTCATGCTCTTATATACCGGATGCAGAATCTCGGAACTACTCAACCTTAAAAAAGAGGATGTCAACCTTGAGGAGAGATATTTCAATATTGTGCAAGCAAAAACTGCTGCCGGAATCCGTATTGTACCGATTGCAGACAAGGTCTTTGATTTCTTTGTTTACTGGTACGAACTTGATGGTTGTGAATACCTGCTCTGCACTCCGGAGAGGGAACATTTCACATATAGGAATTATTTTGATTCGTACTGGTCGCCACTGATGGAACAACTGAACATCGACCACACACCGCACTGCACCCGTCACACCTGCATCTCAATGTTGACCGTCGCAGGAGTTGACGACAAGGTCATTAAAAAGATTGTTGGTCACAAGGGTCAAAGCGTGACAGAGGTTGTCTATACTCATTTTGAGATTGAGGAACTCCGTGACGCAATCAATCAGATATAGTGGGAGGTGTGTTGATGAACCGAAAAGAATATAAACAGGCTTTTGACAAGGAACGCTATGAGAGAATTGAGTTGAAAGTTCCTAAAGGAATGAAAGACATCATCAAGTCTCTTGCAGTTGACAATGGAATGTCGGTCAATGCGTACATTCAAGACCTTATCAGAAAAGACCAGTGTGGAATGTTCGACACAATGCAGATTGCAGAAAAGAACAGAGAAATGATTTCCGGTATCACCGGAAACATGCACGACGGATATGACATCATATTCAAGGACGGACATTCGTGCCATTGCCGGACGAAAAAGGATGTCCGGTCTTGTATCATAGACTATTGCAGTGAAAAAGGCGGTTGATACCGTCTTTTTTGCTGTCTTACGGAGGACAGTCAAAGTCCTACGGAGGACACATTTTCGTTTGTTAGTTACCTGTTTGTTACTTGTTAGTTACCGCAACGATTTTGTGTATTTTGATACGATTTGATGATTGTCTCAAATGTAAAGAAAACCCCGAAAACACTGTGTTTTCGGGGTTTGTTGTTCTTTTCTGATATTCGATTGAATTATCGCTTGCTGAACTGTGGAGCGCGACGAGCTGCTTTGAGACCGTATTTCTTACGCT